CAACCGCCCGGCAGCGAGACGCGGGCCTGGCCCACACGGGCGATCAGCGGGCCCAGCACGTTGAAGCTCGCGCGCATCTTGCGCACCAGGTCATAGGGCGCGAACGGCTCGCCCAGCCTGTCCGCCTGCATGAAGAGTTTGGCGCCTGCGCGCTCTTCCACAACGACGCCCAGACGCGCCAGCAAATGGCCCAGAAAGCGCGTATCGGCGAGGCGCGGCATGCGCGACAGCTCCAGCGGCCCGTCCGTCAGCAGGCAGGCGGCCATCAGTTTGAGCGCAGAATTCTTCGCGCCTGAAATCTCGATCTCGCCAACAAGCGGCGAGCCGCCGCGAATTAGAATGCTGTCCATACTGCCCTCATGGTCCTATTCAGCGCGGGCCGACGCCCAGCGCCCCACCCTTCAACGCCCACCTGTAAGGGCATTCGCACGATGACGAAATGAGGGCGTCACAGAGGCCATGATTTGTGGGTCTGTGCGCTCAGGCGCAAGACCGGCCCGGTCTCAGGGCTCATCCTTGCCGGCAGACGTCTCGTCCTTGCGCGCGGCGGCCTTGCGTCGACGCAGATTGGCGCGCAGCGCCTGCGCCAGGCGCTGTTCGCGGTCGGACTGGGGGCTCTGGCCCTTTGCGGGCTTGCGATCTTGCGTGCTCATGAGCGTTCAACTGCCTTATATCTGCAAAAGAGGTCAAGCCCGGTCTTGGCGCGAGCAGAATCAGGCGCTATAAGCCCGGCTCCGACGACGCGAGAGCATGCTTTCGCACACCGGACGCCGCTATAGCTCAGGGGTAGAGCGTTCCCTTGGTAAGGGAGAGGTCGAGTGTTCAATTCACTCTAGCGGCACCATTCTTTCAAGCACTTAGCTGAAACGACGCCGCGCTGACTGTGCCTAAACGGCATGAACAAGGCGCGAACATGTCGAACGATCCGCACAAATCCCACACAAATTCGCCCTACAGCGAAGCCGCAGACCACGACCGCCGGGATCGTGAGCCTCGCCGCCCTGAAGGATGCGCCGGTGTGCTGGCGTACCTGGTGATTGTTTGGCTGGCAGTGGCTGCTGGCGGTGTATGGATATGGATATGGAGAGGATGATGTTCGGAAAGAAAGAGAAAACCCCCGCGCGCGTCAGGTTTTCAGCTGGGGAACCCGCCATCAGCCAAGGCCGCGTCTTTTACCCGGTCATGATAAAGGCGGACACAGAGTCGCGAGACTACCGCATGCATTACCTTAATACGCGCGTGTTTGAGGTTTTCGAGAGCCGCAATCAGGCGGTGGCCTTCGCAGATGAGATGAACGCCAGAGAATTGACCACAGACTCGCCGGAATGGAGGGGCTGCAATGACTGACCTTAGCAAGTGGCTGCGCGAATTGTGCTTGATGATCGGGACGCTAATTCTCATGAAATTGGGATTGCCTTGGCAATACATAGCCGTCGCTGTGTATGTCTACATCGGGTTCCATATTTACAAAGCGAAGCCGGTAAAGACGCCTTTCGGCGCTGCTCAGGAGCCCTATCAGGCGTTAGCCGCTTCTGTGTGGCCCCTGGTCGTCTTAACGGCCATGGCCAGCGGCACATTGCGCTTCGGCAAGGATGATGGGCAATGACTGACCACACAGCAATCATAGAGCGTATGGCGCGGGCTATTGCGGAGCAGAACTGGATCGATGCTGGACGCCCTGCAGATCGCTACGCTGACGACTGGCAAGAGCAAACCGAGCAGGCCCAAGCCGCCCTCTCCGCCTCTGGCTTACTGGATGTGTTAGAGATGGCCGAGTACGTGACGACATCGAAGACGCACACTGCGGATCGCAGTAACGCTGTTGAAGCCCTCCGCAACGCTATCAAAGGAGTGAGAGATGAGTGAGTTTGTCGTCACCAGAACGAGCTGCTGGGACCTTACCAAAGCTCCCTGCGAGGGCGCGACCGCGAAGGCAATGGACTTCATCGACCGCCGCACCTTCAAGACATTCGAGGAGCATGACGCCAAACTCGGGGCGAGTGCGGGCGCGTGGACCAGCAAGGGTGTGGATCACAGAGTCACGGAAACCGGAATTGAGCGGCGCTTTCCCTTGTCAAAAAGCGTGTGGGTTATAGAGGTGAACAGCCTTGAAGACCTTCTCAAACTAGCCCGCGAGGAGGGGGAGTTGGTTGTTTCGGCCAGCGACTATGGATTGCCAGAAGGCATCCCCTCCGTTGAGATATACGACAGCTACAGGGAGTAGCCCAATGACTGACCTTCAATCCCTACACTGCGCCCTGAGTGAGGCTGAGAGCGGGAGTCGGGAGCTTGATGCGGGCATCGCTTGGCATGTCGATGGACATAGCGGCGCGACAATTGATGCATTGCGCGATGGGTCTCCGAATGCAGACGCGCTTGTACCCCGCTACACCACATCCATAGACGCCATCACCTCTCTTATTGAGAGGAAGCTGCCGGGGTGGAGCTGGGCAATATCCAGTGATTATCACCCTGAAGAGCTTGGCGCTCCGCCTGAGACCATTCGGCGCGCAACCTTGACCGCGCCGCTCAACGGAGGCGAATGGGATGCTGAATATGTCAATGGCTCGCCAGCTTTGGCACTCGCCGCCTCCCTCGTCTCAGCTCTTATAGCACAGGAGAGTGAGAAGTGAGGGGCCGCTAATGCCCATGCATTCCACCTGACATGATAGACCTTGGAGAGAGTGATGAGTGAGCTTTCACGATTCGAACAAGACAGCAAGTGGCCGCAACTGTCTGCGGAGCATGCGGAGCTTTGGGAAGAAGAGGCGGAGCGCAGATTGAAGCGCGCAGAGGCGTTTAAGCGCACGGGCCACCCTTCGGCGGACCAAGAGTATGATCTGGCAGCGTACAATGCCAGAAAGTCTGAATGGCTACAAAAACTCCTGCCTCACCCGGAGGTGACAGGCATCCGTGAAGAAAACGCCGGGCAGTGGAGAGTGTATCTTTCGCGCGGGAGTCTAGCTCGTGTTGGGCTCCGCAGCATGAGAGTTCAGGTTGACGGCTCGCACTATCGTCCCGTTACCTGTGCTGAAGAAGTGTTGTTGCAACCTAGTGAAGTCGAGGAGCCTGAATCCACTATCGAAGCTTACAGCGCGCCAAAACCGCGTCCTGCGCACACGCACCCTCCGCGCCGAACTATGAGAGAAATGCTTGAAGAGAGACTTTCTCATGATGCCATGATGCAGGTCATGGACCTTTGCCGCGCTACGTCTCGCAGTATTGAGAGCGTTGTCCTTTCGGGCATTCAAAAGGAATTGAGGCAGCATGGCATGCGGGGGCTCGTTTAGACCCGACTTCTTGACAAAGACGCCGGGGGTGCCGCCAGTAAAACTAACGACGATGTAGGGTGCGGAGCCAGAAGTGCGCACTCTGGCCCCGCAAGGCAGGGATCTGGCAAAGCCGCCCCGCAGGCATCATTCTTGGTGTTCCCGCGCGGCCTACCAAGGCGAGAGGCCCAGACAGGAGATGTATACTATGAGCAGCAGCGATACGCAAACGGCTTCGGTCGATCCGCACGTCACGCGCGACAGAGATATTCGCCTCACCATTGGAAAATGCGCCGCCGCGATGCGGGTTGCTGATGGGGACAACGGCAAGGGAAGGAGTGATGAGGACTATGCCAATCTGGCTAAGGCTTGCTTGGAATCCTCCGGGTATATGGACCTTGCGCTGAAGGCTTGCGAATTTTCCAATGCCCGACTGGACTTTATTTGTGAGGCCGGGCCTTACGAGGAGACAGCACAACGATTGAGCGACGCGCGAGCTGATCTGATGCGCGCTACGCGACTGGTATTTGCCAGCTCCACTTAACCCGCTTCCAGCATATCAGGTGTCAAATTACCACCTGATGTATCACGACACCCTGACCGCGCGCCTTGGCCTCTGAGCGTGGGTTGCTGGCTCGGTACGCCTCAATGGGCACATAGCCATCCACGCCCGTCACGTCCTGAAGATCAACCAGGCTCGCATGTATCGCCCCATCCGGCACGGCGGTGAAGAAGCACCCGCCCGCGCGGCCTGTCAGGTTCAGCGCCTTGTCTGAGTAAGCGTTATCCCCGACCGGGCTGGGCGAGCGCGTGAAATTCTCGTTGAGATACCCTGAGTGGATATGCCCGAACACCACGTACCGAATCACGATACCACGCTTGGCGTATTTGCTCACCAGCTTGGCTACGTCCATTTCGACGTTCTTGCCGATCTGGTGGCCGTGGATCAGCAGCCAGTTGTGACCGGCGATGTTGACCACGCACTCGGTCGCGTCGTCACGCTGGACCCAATCAACGCCGGGCGTCTCCCGGAGCGTGTATTCCAGCATCCGGCAGATCGTCTCGTCGTAGTTGTCTGATGCGACCTTGTTGATCCAGCCTACGTCCTTGGGAACCCGGCCCTCATTGCCGTTTATGTCCGCCCCGGTCACGGCATAGCCACGGGCGAGCAGATCATCGAACAACTGCCGCAGTATATCCACCGCGCCCAATGTCGCCCGTGCCCGGTTGTCCTGATTGGCGAGCAATTCGTCTAGCCGCCGGTCTGAGTTCATCAGATCGCCTGTCAGGGCCACCACCACCTTCGACACGCCCCGCGCTGACCACACAAGGTCGGCTTCATCCACCAAGCGCTTGAGCCGCTTCCCAGCGATGAGAAAGTCATATTGGTTCTGCGCCAGATCCACGACTTCGTTGAAGTGCACGTCAGTTAGCTGCAAGACGCCCACAGCGGCGCTCAGGGCTTGATTAGAGCGCGTCCGGGGTGCGGATAGGCCATACCGCCCCAGAAGGTCGCACAGGCGCTCTGTGTAGCCCTCAACGGCGTTTTCGATGCGGGCGTATTCGCGAAAGGACTTGTTGCTGATCCGGTTGCGGTCCTGTGCGCCCTGCTTCTGCTTGGCGAGGCGGACATTCTCGGCAACGATCTCGGCGTCCTGATCCAGCGCCGCCCGGTCTCGGAGCTTGGCCATCACCACGTCAACCGTGGATGGAACCACGCCGAGCGCCGCCGCTGCCTTGCGGTGACTCCCCGTATCGAGGACGGCTTGCAGGACTTCACCTTCACGCTCTGTCTGGACATAGGCGTGGTACTGGTCGCGGGCTGCGGCCATGGGTCACCTCTGGCGATGTTAACAGGGGGAGGAACCTGTAAGGATTGATTACAGGTTGGAGAGGCTGTTACTCGCCAGCCTTTGGCGCTTGGTTCTGGCCAACGCCGATCTGGACGCGGGAACCGGTCTTCTCAATCGTGCGGCCAATCACGTACCCGCCGAGGCCAACAGAGAGCAGCCCCCACATGCCGTCTGGAATCTCAAGCACGGCCACCGTCTCGATGCCGAACGCCTGAAGCCAAGGCACGATGATATAGTTGTTCGCCAAGATGGCACCGAATGTCAGCATGATAACAGGACGCCAGTTGCGTTGCAGCCAGCTTTCGCCTTCGGCCTCGGCAACCACCACGTCGCGCGCGGCGTTCACGAAGTCGCTTTCCTGCTGAAGGAGTTGACTGCGCAAACGGTGCTCGAACTCGGCGCGCTTGTCCGGGTCTTCGATAAATTCGCTGATCAGGTCCGAAGCCGGACCAATGATACGCTCAATCAATCGCCCAATCATTGCGATTTCTCCTTCAGGAGTTGCTTGACCTCTGCAATCTCGCGCATCATTGCGCCGGTGCGTTCATCAAAGGCGGTTTCCAGTCGGGCTAAGGCCTCGGCGTTATCCGCGCTCTTTTGCACCTTCTCTTCCGCCGCGCTCACGCGCTGATGAAGGCGTCCATACCCGAACGCGCCGAGCAGGAGGGACAACAAGCCGGACAGGCCAAGCCAATCGAGGAAGCTGGGGTCTTCAGTCATGCGTCCAGCCCCTTGGCGTAAGTGGCGGATTGGCGCTTGGTCATGACCTCACGGCGCAGCTTGGGAGCAAAGCTGATATGCAGCCGATCTTGCGCGGGATACCAGATGAGCTGGTCAAACATGAGCGGGCTAGCCTCAATCATTTTTGCCGCCTGATAGGCGTTCATCGCGCGCGGGCGGAAGTCTGCCGCATATCCAGTGATGTGGTCTGAGGTCTTCGACCCGCCCACCGCCGCGTTGACTTCTGGCGAGCGATACCAGGAGGTGATGTCAATCGGCTTGTCGCCCAGCAGGGAGCGGACGCCTTCAAGGCCATGCGCCGCATCCTCGATAGCCTGCTTGACCGCATCATCAGGGTCATTGCGCAGGCCGCGCCGGACCGCCGTGTCGCTATGGGTCGCCTCCCGCCAAGTGAAGTGCGTCGAAATGTGTGTGGTCATGGTGTCACCCCCGATCAGCGCCGGGCCTGTTTTGTGGAAGCGGACTTTGTTGGCTCGAAGCCATGGACTGGTCATGGGCGCTCCATAGAAAAACCCCGCCAGCGCGAGCCAGCGGGGCTATCGGTCAGTCTGTTAAGGGGCTTAGGCCGCGCCTTTAATCCCCGGCGGGCCTGTTTAACTTAACTCAGCCTTCCATGGCGGCGCTTACTATCGCCTCATGGATGAGCTCGGACATGTCTTGAATGGACGCGCCATTTTCGGGCTTGTCAGGCTTGGCTCCGTCATTGGCGGCAGCGTAGCCCATCAGGTAAGCGAGATACCAGGCCATGGCCCGGAAGTCCTCATCTTCATCTAGCTCGAAAACGCTTCCAAGATTCAGAAGAAGGTCTTCCGTAAGTCCCTGAACGCGGATTTGAACAGTTTCAGGGTGATCGGCGAGGGGGAGCCCGCTAAAGACCCCCTCCCTCCATTGCTTGATAAATTCGTCGCGCTTCACAGGGGTCGTTCCGTTTTCGACTTCTGATCCTTTAACTTCGGAACCAGTTTCAGCACAGCTTGCTCGCTATGGCCATCGCGCCATTCGGTGATCATCTCACGGCCATACTCGTTCAGCCACGCGTTTGCCATCGCCACTGGATAGACGTAAGCCTTTGCGCTGTTGCCTATAAAGGCCTGACGCGGCACCTCGCCCTGAGATTCGCAAAACCGGAGAAGCGACGCCGCCGCCTTATTCACCAGCCCGCGCCGCCCCTTCTGAGGCACCTTTGCCATATCCAGAACCTGACCAGCGGTCAGACAGTCGCGCGTCAGGCCATAGCGAGCGCCAGTCACCTCCTCAGCAACCATGGCGGGAAGGACCTCCTTCAGAGACTTGATAACGACGCCTTTCATCACGCCGCCAAACGCGCGCATCACACGCGGGTCGATCTCCGTCACCATCCCGGCCATGTCATCACGTATGGCCACGCCGCGCGTCCAGTAGTCGTGCAGGGCTTGACCTGACTCCTCCTGATACAGCTCGATCTTGGCGCGCTTCTCTTCATTTTTGATGCGCGACGTCTCGATGCATGCGAGCCAGAGAGCCAGCTTGCGCACGGGCATGGAGAGCATTGCACGCTCTTTTCCGTCTGCCCCAACCGTGTTCATAAGAACACAGTTGAATTTCCGTTCCTGCCTCTCGAGCTTATTGCGCTGCGTGCCCCAGCTCATGCTGAGGTTCTCCACAATGCGGCGCATGGCGACATACGGTTCGCCGCCTGCCTTGAAGGTGAGTATCTGATCGCCGTGGAAATCCATCGGCACCAGCGCGGGCGAATTGACTTCGTGTTCAATGACCGTCATGAGGTCCGTCCTTTCGTCGCGTGGTTCCGGTCACGCGCGATTGGGGAGTGAAAAGGGGTGGCCAGGGCCGCTAAACCACACGGCCACCCCTGCCCCCAGCATGGCCGGGAGCGTCGCGAGGCCCGAAACTTCCTCGCGAAACGGGTTTGATTTCGGTGTTCCTGTCGTCAGCAGCTCAAAAGCTGCTCAACCATGTCGGCCAAACCTTCTGGCGCGCCATCCAAATCGCGCTCAATATGAGTGCGATAGACCGACAACTTAACTCGGTAGTCGTCCCGGCAACGAGCGGGCGCATCCATTATGGCCCTCTCAACGTCAGACTGCTCATCAAGAACCGCGTCAAGCTGCTCCTCAACACGCATCAATCGAGCATCCTGAAGAAGCGGACCCTTGACCTTTGCGTAAGCCGCATCCCAAGCCTTGCTAACACGCGCTTGGCGCGCCTGAAGCGCTTTAAGGCGCACAGCCAACTCTTGGATGGGCGTTTGCGCCATCGCTGCGCCACCAACGGCAGTAGCCGCAGCAACCGCGCCTCCCCCTACAAGCATGTGCCTGCGTGTGATACTTTCAGCCTTAGCCTTCATTGTCAGCTCTCCCAAGCTGGTGTGTGGGTCAGGGCCGGGTTTGGAGCTGCAACCTCCTGCCCGGCCTGTTTTTATCACTACAATAATGATTGATATTCGTCAATACATAAATTACAAGAACCACATGGCAAAGGTAGGACGCCCCAAGGGCGCAGAACACACTAAGCTTTTTCAAATGCGCGCCTCTGAGGAGTTTCTTCAGAGCGTGGATGATTGGCGGCGAAGGCAGGATGAAATACCATCCCGCGCCGAGGCCATAAGGCAGCTTGTAGAGAAGGCGTTGCAAAACAGCGCCTAGCTTTTGCATTGAACGCGCCCCGTGCCGTGATAGGTTGCGGGCATGAGCAACACGCCCGCCACACGAAGCCCGTCGATTACAACAGTCGCATTGGCGGCTCTGGCAGCTTTGGCCCTCTGCTCGCTCGCATATTTAGCGTTTGCGCTTCCATGGCCGGCTAGCGTTTTGCCCGGCGTCGCCTTCGTTGTTGCTGCATTTTATATAGGTAAAAGCCGAACACTCGCTGAGTGGGTTTGGGTGCGCATTCCTGTTATCGGAGCGGCCATTGCGATTGTTTTGGCGGTCGGGTGGTTCGCTATCTGGGGATAGAACCAATACGGTTCCGCTCCTCCTCAAGACGTGCGGCATTGGCTCGCGCAGCCTGTCCACCAAACAATCCCGCCCCTACACCCACCGCCCCGGCTTTAGGGCTAGGCGGCGCGGTGCGCGCGCCTGTGCGAATTAAGCGCTCGACATCATCAATCATAGCGCCTTGCCTCATGCCGCCGCCCCACCTTGCCGCTTCACCAGCGGCCATGGCTGGAAATGCCACACCAGGAACTGACGCCACCCCACCAATGCCAAGCATTGCCGACAGCCCACCTGAAGACGGTGCAAGGCGACTTACAAGGCGCAAGGCATTTTGAATCGTGTCGCCTTCAACGGCGCGCTGAATAAGGTCGCGCTCTTCCTGCGTGAAGAAATTGCGAGTCCGACTGTTAGGCTCGATAAGGCGGCGTAAGTTCTGCCGGATTGCGTTTTCCTCGTTGCCGCCTGACCCAGTAGATGCCGCGCGAAGCTGGGCGCGCTCAATAGCGTCCGCGACAAGTTCGGATTTTCGGAACCTTTGATTTGCAGACCGCGCGGCCATGATTGCACTGGCCGCAGAGCCTGCAGACCCCTCAATCATATCCCCGACACCAGCGCCCTGAATGTACTCATCGACCTGATCAACCATCATTTGACCAAATGCCCGCTCCGCAGGATCGGCGGCGCTCGCCACATCTCGGCGGATAACCTGTCGCAATTGATCAAGAGCCGTTAGGCTGACATCACCCTCGCCCAACACCTGATCAATACTGTCGATCATGCTAGCCGCAGCGGGGTGGCGTGCAGGGTTAAGGCTCATGCGTTGCGCGTTTTCGCGAATGCGCCCCGTAAGCCCGTCAATCGAAGCCCTAGAGTATCGCGCACCCAAGTCGTCAACTTGCTGATAAGCTTGGCGCTTGACGGCTTGCAGCTGATCGATCTCAGGGATAGCCCGGCGGCCCGCGCCGGGCAGCATGCGACTAGCCGCACTTAGTGAGCCAGCCAGTGCGCCGCCCGTCACACCCCCCACCAATGCGCCACCTGCCGCGCTCTGCATGCGGTCATGCGTTCCCTGCCCTGCGCCTGCGCCACTGACTGCGCCCTCTAGCGCGCCAAGACCAGCAGCCGTCGCAACGGGTGCGCGCGCAGCCATCTGGCCGATACCCGCTCCTAGGCTCGTACCGCCCGACAGCATCGCAAGAACACCCTGCCCTGCGGCTTCCTCCGCAAACATACGCGCTGGCTCTTCAGATCGCCGCTGCTCGATACGGTCGCGCTCAGCCTGTGCGGCGGCGGCTCCTGCAATGTTTGGGTCTAGATCCGTGCCTTGGCGAAAATTCCGCCCTCGCGTTGCGACGTTCGCTGCCAGTCCTGCCAACTCATCTTGCAGGTTAAAAGAGCGGGGGATGGCGTCGCCGATACGGCCTACACCAGGGATCGCTTCAGCGGCGGTCCGGTACATGCCTTGATACTGCCGCCCGGCCTCTTCAGACTGGCGACGGCGCAGCTCAGCCCTTGCCTGCTCTGGCGTCGGGCCTGATTGTATACGGCGGCGCTCAAGCTCCGCGCGTGCCTGCTCTGGAGTAATCTGCATATCAGCGGCCTCCGTTGGCGATGCGCTCAAGCTCTTCAATGCTGTACCCGCTCAGGTCGCCCGCAGGCGCGGGCGCTTGTTGCTGCTGCTCGACGGGTCGGCCAAGCTCATCGAAAGACAGTGCGGCGCGTTGTGCATAGCGCTGCGCATCTTGCGGCGAGATTTCGCCACGCTGCGCCATCGCCGCCAACTCTTCCGGCGTACCATAAACAATGTCCATGTAGAGGTTTGAGACGCGGTTCAGGTTGTCGCGCAGAATGTCGGGGCTCTGCCGCACATCGAGCGAGCCAAGAACCTGCTCAAGGCGCTGCTGCTGTTGAATGGGAACTTGGCCAAGAGCGCCACCTGTCGGGGAGTTTTCACGCATACGCTGAAGCGTGTCGAGGCCGACATTGGACAATGCAGACTGGACGAGTTGATTGATCTCATACGCGGGGGTTCCGGGCATTTCTCGGAACTGGCCGGAGAACGGACCGGCTGCAGGACCGGAGAACATGCCCCGCTGGTCAGACTGATCCAAAATACCAAGCGCGCGGTTGAGATCCTGAATTACAGTGCCGCCAGCCCGCGCGACATCCCCTTGACGGCCCGCTTCGCGTTCAATCTGGTCTTGTCGCTCCATGGCCGGATCAGAGCCCGGAATCGGCTCCATCTGGTAAGAGCCGGTCTGCTGATCAAAGCGCGCCTGAAAGCCCTGCGGAATAGTCCCGATCTGCGGGCGCATATCTGGCTGGTTGCCAGTGTTCACTGTCACGCTATTGCCGCGCGGGTTCTGGGCTTGCCAGTTCTGAAATGTGCCGCCGAAGCCCTGATTGCGCGCATACTCATACTCGCGCACAGATGAAGGGAGGTCCGGCTGATCAGGCGTGTAGCGGCGACTGAACAACTCATTCCGCGTCTCTTCAGGCATCATGGCGAACTCGCCCCGGTTCACACCCAAGGCGTCGGCCTGCGCATATAAACGCTCACGCTCCTGCATGGCCTGCTTCTGCGCCGTGTTCTGCAAGCCTTGGCGCTCTTGCTGCTGGCGCATCATGTCCCGATGATCCTGACGAATGCCCATCAGGTTCTGTTGCGCCATCATCGCTTGCTGAGGACCGGCGAGGCTCATCAACATAGCGCCAAGCTGCTCACCCCGGCTCACGCCTGCATTGTTGGTCTGGGCGAGGCCCTGCTGGGAGAACGCATTGCGCAGTCCGCCAAAGAGGCCGCGGCGCGGTTTTTGAGGTTTCATCATATGCGCCTCCTATTTGCCAGAGCCGAAGCCAATGAAGGGATTGCCGCCCCCGCCTGCGAGCCAAGCGCCGCCAAGCCCCGCCATCATGGAAAACGGGCTCTGGCTCTGCGTGGTGGTGTTTGTGCCAGAGCTTGTGCCTCGCATGTTCGAGGTCTGGCCGGTGAAGAGCGGGTAGTTCTGCCCGGCGTTAAGCTGGCTGATAAGCTGCAACCAAGTCGGGATGGCGTTGCGTTGATCCTGCTCCACCCCGCGTTGCTGCTCGCCAAGGCCGGACAGAAGGCCCAGGTTCGCCCGCTCTTCCGCGCCCATGGTTGAGCCCAGCGTGCCCAGAAGGCCCGCCGATTGCAGCGCGCGGGCAAGCGCGGTGTCCTGTTGCCCGGCGTTGAACATGCCCAGAGTGTTGTCGGCTGCAAACTGGTCACGGGCAAACGCGTTCTGATTGGCCGCGTTGAACTGGTTGTTCTGCGTATCCGTGCCGTAGCGATTGAGCGCGAAGGTGTTGTCCGCATTGGCGTTGTACTGCCCCGCCGCATTGGATGCGCCCTGATTGGCCAGAAGACGCTGCACATTGGCGTCAAAATTCATCGCCCCGGCCTGCTGGCGTCGGGCCACGTCATTCTCTGCCGCGCTCAGCGCCGTGTTGAAGCCCTGCGACAGAAGACCCGCTTCAAGGCTGGCCCGATCGCGCGCCGTGCCCGCGTTGAACTCACCCTCGGCAATGCCGTAACGCCCGTCCGAGAATGCGCCTCGGCCCGCCGCATCCGCCGCCATGCGCGCCGCCGCCCTCTCTCGGGAGGCGTCATACTGGTTCAGGGATGCGTCGATCACATTGCGCTGATACGGGTCCATCAGGCGCTCGATATCTGATTGCCCGATCTGTGCGGCGTCCATACGGCCCATATCCCCAATCAGGCTCGGATCGTATCCCGCTGCGTCGCCCAGCACGCCGGTCTGGCTTTGCGCCGCGTCTCCAAGGGTGTTGCGCTGCGCCGTGTTCGCGCCTGCATTACCCGCCGAATTGGCCAGCAGCCCGGCCCGTGCGAAATAGTCGTTCGCACTCGGCGCGCCGCCCATCACAGCCGGGGAGTTTGAGGCAAAGCCCGGCGAGCCCGAAATGCCCGGCGTGGAAGGCCCGCCCACACCCGAGGGCGCACCGCCCTTGTAGTTGGGGTCTGCGCCTGCCAGAAGCCCGCCAGAGGGGCTTGAGGACTCATTCCAGAACCCCGAGGTCGCCGGGCCGGCCGATCCGCCAATGCCCATCTTGCGCGCGAGGATTTCACCGCCCTGATAGGCCATGTCCTGCAAGGGCGAATTGCCCGCCACGAACTGGCTCGGGTCTATATTGCCAAGCTGGTTGATGCGGTCCTGTTGCGCGCGCGTTGCGTCCACGGCCCACGAGGGCACGGTCGGTGTCGTGGTGCTGCTCTGGTTCGTGTTCTGCGTGGTTTTCTGCGTGGTTTTCTGCTTGCCCATTACAGCACCTTTTCCAAGTCGCCTTGTCCCTCGTAATCACGGCAAAGCCGCGCCCATCCCGGCCCGCCGCTGATCGTGGCCAGCTCTGCGCCATTCAGACGCGCCCAATGTTCTGCTTGTTGCTTGAGCGGCCCCATGACCGCCTTCAGATCGCCGCCCACGATCCACGCATGAGCGGTCAGCTTTTCGCCCTGGTACAGCTTGCACACGGCGAACGCGCCGCCTGCGTGGATGACCGTCGCTTCGCCGCTCAGAAGCTGGCCAAGCACATCTTCACGCGTTGATCCGTCGCCTGCCCGCTGAAGCGCCTTGTCGAGACACGCCAGCGCTTTAGCGGCGTCCACGCGGGGTAATGTCCATGTTGATCTGGCCCAGCCGGAAAAAGCACGGAGCCGCCGAGCCGTAGAATTTCACCCGTGAGATCCGGCCCGAGGCGCGGAAGTCCACCCGGTCCTGTCCCACCATCAGGTCATAAGGCCCGTGCGTGGTCTCATCGCCTTGCGGGTATTCCTTCGTGATGAGTTCGAACCTTGCGAGCCCGCGCTGTTCTTCAACGTCAGGATAAAGCGAGCGATACATGATGAAGCGTTCAGAGGCTTGAGCGTAAAAGCCCCCGCTCTCGAGGCTCCAGTCAATCGCACCGCCGTTCGCAGACCGGCCCCGCTCGTGATAGAAGACATTCCCGTCAGGATCGACGGCGATTGGAGACGGCCCGGTCCCTGCATCAAGAAACGCGGTTCTTGCAAGCTCACCGCCCGCCCATGCGCCGCTATCAAGCTGAAGGCTCACATAGCGCGAGTTCTCGCTCCCATCGCGGGCGTCGGGGTAGAACCACCACACCTCGCGGAACGTGCCCACCGTGGCGGCGTAGACCTTCGCGTCCTGCACGCTGGCGAGATTGTCGCGCACGTCCTGTTCAACCGGGCTCGTGATCCGCGTGGGAACCCCGCCCGCCGAGCAAGCCCAGAACCCGCCATCCGGGCTCATCCAGAACGCCCCACCCTCAAAGGTCACTGCCGCGTTCGGCCCGATCAGGCCGCAGCCCGTGCCAAGGCGAGTGAATTGATAAGTCTGCGTTGGATCGCCCAGATAGGTCTGATACCAAAGCTCGCTCGTGGTCCAGACGAACTCACCGCCCGTGGTGGACATGGCCTTCACGATCCGGCCCGACCCCTCAAGCACCTTCTGCCCAGCATTGTTTGAAGCCGAGGGCGTCCAGTCTGTCAGGTCTTCAAAGTCACTCCAGCGGATCGCACGCGGGTTGTAGTTCCCGCTGATATCCGTGCAGCCATAGGCCACCACATGACGCTTCTCCATCGGGACAAGGATGGACTGCACCGCAGCCGGAGCGTTGGTGATTGCCGCCGCAGCGGATGCGGTGTTGTTGCTCCACTGATAGATGGTCTCGCCAGAGGGGCAGGCCAGAAGCGTCTCGCCATAGCTGGCAAAGCTCCAGGTCCGCGCGATATAATCCGCCGTTGACGGGCGCGAATAAGACCCGGTTGACCATGTGCCGGTCCCGTAGCCCTGCCCGCCCGTGGAATCCACAAGGCCGTCTGACAGGCCCGAAGGCGTGATGGTGAACGGATCACCGCCCACGATGACGTAAAGCTCTTCAGTCGTGCCGAGCGCATGGTTCAGCGCGCCGTCATTATCCCGCCATGTGTGGATGCCCCGGCAAACACCGTCGAGCTGAGTGGCCGTGACCGCCTCCCAGCCGCCGATGACTTGCGGCAGGTTGCGATGGAAGCGCACCTTGTCGCACGCCACCCAGCCCGCTTGGCCCACTTTGAAAGGCGTGTCATCAAGAACAACGCCGGGCGCGAAGGTGATATTTCTACGCATTGCCCCACCTCGCGCGCCGAAGCCAGAACCACCAGCCGACTGTTGTCAGGGCGAGCCACCCCAGAACCGCCAAGGCCAAGGCGGCTAACACCCAGCCGCCGTTAGAGCTGTGCCGGGCAACAATGCGGACAGCCCAAACGAAATCGGCGGCCCACTTGTCGGTGAACCGCCGCTTCATCCAGTAATCACGATCATGCGCCGTGCAGATGTCCTTGTGAGACACAGATCCGAACCTGTCAGGCGCTAGCGTGCAGCCGTCCAGGTACGCCGCCGGGGGAGGCATCAAGGCCACCCGGCCTCAAGGTCAATCGCCCTTAAAGCCTCAATATCACCTGCCGCTGCGATATCCGCCGCCAGATCGGCCTCGTGGTCAAACTGTCCCTGAATGTGAGCGTCAATCGCGCTGCCGCAGGCTTTCAGGTCCGCCAGATCCCATGAACGCCATACCGTCGCATTGAGCTTGAAACTGACCTGCGTGGTTGTGTCGTTGGATTCATCCAGCACTCGGATCTTGGCCGTCAGGGATGGCACGGCAGGCTCGGCGTAAGCGCTTACACCGTCATAAGCAAAAAGCTGACACCGACCCCAGCGGATGGTCGCCGCCTGGTTGAGCATGTGCGCTTTTGTGGATGCGAGCAGGTCTTGCGTCGTCGGGTACTGGCCAAGCGCCGCATCAGGGAAGCGCGCGATCAAGCGCTCCGGCAGCTGGTAGAGGCCCGTCACAACCTCCACCGGCTCAAGGCGTCCGGCGGCGTAATCACCGCGCACGGCGTCACGTTGGGCTTGCGTGAGAAGGATCATGCTACAGCCCCGTCATGTAAGTATTGAGACGCGAGTAAAGGTTGGCGTGCTCGGTGCTGGTCAGGGAGCCGCCAATGAACGCGATGGAGATTTGACCTGCTGTGTAGCCGTTTGGAGCGCCGTCAAAGTTTTGCGCCAGCAGGTACAGGTCAATATCAGGAATGCTGATTGAGGTTGCCGTTCCCGAGCCGTCAGAGCTGCCGTTCGTGTAAAGCTGGGTTGTCGTACTGCTGCTCCGGTTGACGGTCAGAAGCTGGTTGGCTGCCGCCGAGGTCGAGTAAGAGACAAAGGTCAGATCATTGACGCGCGCCTGATTGGTCCCGAGATTGTCTTGAATGCGGATGGCGTGTTCAGGATCAGCGGTGCGGTCCGTGACACCAAGATAAGTGCTGCTTGCGCCCGTGGCGCGAACCCAGACGCCCGCCGACACGCTATCCTGCAATGCGCTCACACCATCCACGCTAGGCGCGTAATTGGTGTTGAGGTATGAGCTTAACCCGTCGCCTGTATAGCCCTGGTCCGTCGTGAAGGTGGGGCTGTTGACTGCCGTGAGGGCGTTCCCGCTCGTTGAGGGGTTTTTCCAATCGAGTCCTCCGGCCTGCGCCGCATGAGCCGCCATCACCCACAGCCGATCCAGCTTTGACCAGATGCCATCCGTCTTCAAACCCTCGACAAGCGAGCTGATAAGGCTCTTGCGCGCCGCTGAAGGCTCTGTGCTCATGGCGTCGATAATCGCCAGGGCATCGCCATCCAGAAACGCGGACGCGGTCGTGAAGCTGATCACATCAGACCACTCGCTGTCGCCATAGGTCGCTCCCGTGTAACGAACGCGCGCGTAATAGGTATTGGACACAAGCAGGTTCCCGCTGGGGATCGTCCAGCTGGTCTTGTTAGTCGCATCGTCCGTGGTCTGCACAAGGATGGTGCTGAAATCGCTCGACGTGGACACTTGCCAGTCACTGCTCGCGTGCGTGTCGCTATCGTTGGTCGTTCCGAAAGCCGAGGCCGTCAGCGTCGGTGTCTCGTCCTGTATCCCTGTTGCGCCGTCCGCCGGATACGTGATCGAAGGCGTGTTGACGAAGGGGGAGGAATAGGCAAACCGCGCCTTCGGCTCGATCACCTTCATTTCCCAGCCGTAATCTGCGCTGACATACTCAAACAGCACGCGCGCGCCGGTCACAGTGACGATCTGGTTCTCGCTGCGCCCGTTAATCCCGTCTGTGCCGGGGAAGGTGGCGCTATTGGTTGCGTCCCATGTGCGGTTTGCGTCGTGGATCTCGAACTGATCACCCTGGCTAGGCGAGGACGGCAACGCCGTAAGCGTAATGGCCCCGCCCGAAGCGTCCACCGGGTAAGAATATCCGACCTCCGGCGTGAAGGCCGCAGTCTGCACGGCGGCGATGTCAACCGGCGCGCGGACTTCGGACAACGTGTATCCGCTTGCGCTGCTGTTGACTCGAACAAACCGGTTCGCGTTTCCGCTGGTCGCCGGAAGATTGCCCGCCGATGCAGTCAAAACCTGATCGTCTACATATTTCTTGCTAGCCGCCGACGCATCCGCACTGGGTGTCTCAGGGATTGTGACCTGTCCACCAAACGAGCCCGCCCCGCCAAACGAGCCTGCGCCAGTGAAGGTCGCACCGCCTGCAACGCTCAAATCGCCACTGATGTAACGCCCATTTCCTCGCGTGACGTTGGTGGCATCGCAATAAACCGGCACAACCTCGCCCGCATACACGGTCACGCTGTCACCGCCACCGGAGCACGCAATGGTCTGGTCATAGCTTGACGCATTCCAGATCAGGTACATGCGCTCATAGCCGCCCACGGTGAGCGTGTAAGCGCCATCAGACGCCGCAGCGATCTTCTGCACGTAGTCCGTGCCGTTCGTTGCGGTGTAGTTGGTGTAGGTCAGCGACTTGCTGGCGGTCAGGGTGTGGCTGGTCAGGCCGTGGCCTGCCGCCTCAAGCATGGACAGGGCCGTATTCAGACGCGGAGCGCCCCAGGTGTTGAGGTTTTCACCCGCAGCCTGAAGCTCCGCGAGCACCGATGGTGACGCGCTGGAAGGCATGGCGATTTCCCTTGGTTAAAGCGTGGCGTTCGTGTCTGCGCGCCGCCAATCCGCCCCGTCCGAGTAGGCAAGGCCCGGCGTTGAGATGCCCACGTCCTCACAGAACACGATGCAGCCCTTCCAATCCGCAGCAGGGGGAAGGCTCGCCACGTCCGCAACGGTCAGCAGGCGAACGGGCGATTGCGGCACGCGGATGCGGTCAAAAGCAGTGTTGATCTGACGAACAAGGCGAAGCGCCCATTCCGGAGCGCCAGCGGGCAACGCCGTAATCACCAGTAATAGCCTTCATAGTCATTGCGGCGCGGCTGCATCTGCGTCTCCACAGCTAGCGTCCCGCCGCTTTGGCTTTTGGCGTTCAAGCGCTTCACCGAGCGCATGGCTTCGTCACAACGCGCCTTGGCCACCATCATGGCCTCGTCATCGCGCGAGAAGTGTTCCGCCTCACAGATCGAACCGTAGAGGTAGACATCCGGGTAATTTGTCAGGAGCCAGTTGGTCGGTTCTGCATCGGAGAGCGCGAAGGCGGACCGCATCCGGAAGAGCAGCGAAACCGCGCTTCCTGCCGGGCGGCCAAAAATGATGTTGGTTCCGTCGATAGACCACTTGGTCAGGTCACCAGCGGTCGCGTCCTTATCCAGCGCAGAGGGCGGCACAAAGCGCAGAGGGCGGTTGCCCGACGCCTCCACTTCCCACAGCGCGAGAGGCTCTACAAAGCCATCAGGCAGGGCGACAGAGCTTTCTCCGGCGGCGAGCGAGAGCGGGTAGTTGGCCTCTTGCACACGCAAGCGCAATTCACGGTTCAGCTTGGCTTCGCACAGGCTGATAAAGGTCGGGATGCGGGCCGTCAGGTCAGAGCGGTTGACCCACTCCGCAATCTCGGTCTGAAGCTCTGAATAGGTCGAAATCGCCATGAGACACCCCGCAAAGAAAACGGCGGAGCCGGAGCCCCGCCGCCAGTGATCGCCCTAGGAGGAAGCGATGATGCCCTTCTCGCGCAGAGCGGCGAGAATGGAGTTGATTGCCGTTGCAATCGGGGTGTCATCATCGGCGTAAATGCCGGTGATGGTCACGTCCGCAATCGCGGCGTACTGATCGGACGGGGTCGCCCCGTGCAGGCCAACCTTGTCGTTGGCGTCGTGACCAAGGATTGCCCCGTCAGAATTGCCGTTGTTGATGTATTCGACAGCCATGGTTGCGCCTCCTTACGCCGTACCGCTCAGACGAGTGCCGCGACGGGGGTCAACCATCTTGGTCCCGTACAGCACGTCAAAGCGGTGCATGTGGGTGTCATTGGTGGAGTCAGACGAACGCCAGTAGCGCACAGTCAGACCGGTTTCCGGGTCGGTCGAATAGCTGGCCTCACCAGAGAACGGCATGGTCAGTTTGGCCGACACCAGAGCGATGGCTTCCTTGCGGAACACGCTGGAGAAATTGTAGGTGGTCGCGTCGGTGTTGGTCGCCGTCGCATCACCCATCCAGACCACAGCCGCCGAGTTGGCCGGAGCGGCAGACACGTTCTGGAACGCGCCAGACGTGATCATGGGCGGGCTGATGGTCACCGCGGCGGCGCCCGTACCGTCAGCGGTCACGTCAGAGATGACGGTGAATTGCTGCAGATAGGACAGAGCTGCCTTGGAGCGCGGGTTGATCGCGTAGACGCCAGCCATGGTGAACACCTCACCGGCCTTCAACGTCTTGCCATTGCCCAGGGTTTTCAGATTGATGGTCTGGGTCCAGTTGCCATCCTTCGCAGACGCGTAGGTGACGTCCTGGTCCGCGCCATCAACTGCACCACCCGTCCGGTCGCCCGTGGTGACGGATCCGGCGTTCTGGGTGTTGTACCAGTCGATATTGCCCAGAAGCGGCAGCTTCGCCTTGGTCAGGGCGTCGCGGGCCTCTTTCTCCTGAGCGGTCAGGCCGGACAGGGAGCCCAGCAGAGCCCACGCATCGGCGGGGTGCAGGATACCCTTGCGGTCCGCCATCTCGACGGCCATTTCATCAAGACGCTGCGGCGCCTTGGTCAGGTCCGTATACGAGTTGATGAGCTGGCCCGGCGTGCCGACCCACGAATAGAACTTCTTGGTCTCGGCGTGCAGGTCAGAGTCGATCTGCTGGGCGAGCTGGGTCATCGCAGACTTGAGGGTCTTCGATTTGAGCAGCGCGTCCACAGACAGGGTGTCTTCTTCGGACGTAAACTCAACGTCCACACCCTTCTGCTTGTCGATGGTGACGGCGATCTCGCCTTCCACCACGTCCTGCACATCGGCCACACGGCCATCACGCACGGTGAACTCGGGGTCACGCTTGGCGTAGACGGTGTTGCCGATTTTCTTGAATTCATCCTTGAACTCGGTGGATACCAGCTTGGGCATCACGACCGCGTTCTTCAGCAGTTTCAGGCCTGCGTTTGCATAGACCTTCGGATCAAGGATTGCGTTAGCCAATTTTTATCTCCTTGCGCTAACGGCTCACAGCACCTTGTCGGCCAGCTTCTCAAACTTGGAGAAGTCGTTGGTGTCCGGGGCGACGGCGAATTGACCGCCAGAGCCACGGAGCGACTTCACAGGCTTGGTGCGCTGTCCCGCTGCGAGTTTTTGGGTTTTCTTCTGTTGCGCGAGGGCTTGCTTGCCGAGATAGGCCAAGTGCAGGATTTCGATGGAGCGCGGGTCTTCAACCGCATCAAGGATCTCTTGACGGTCGAATCCGTATTCCGTGCCGAAGTCCGCGAGCTTGTTCTCCAGCTCGGCGTTGTAGCCTTTGATCTTCTTGGCCAGCTCCGCCCGGCCTTGCTCCTGCGCACGTTGAGTCTCCTCCTTGCGCATGAGGGCCAGTTGTTCACTGTGCTGCCGAAGGCCTCCTTCAATCTGGCCGCGCTGTTGGACCAGTTTTTGCAGCCGGAAGCCAAGCTGCTGAGCCTGAATGGGGTCAGACTGGCTCAATTGCTCCAGGTTCATGTTCTGAATCTGGCTGATCTGAGCATCAAGGTTCATCAGCGCCGAGCGGCCCTGAATCTCCTGTTCGCTCATCGTCGCAATCTGGTTGAGACGCTCTAGGCGCTGTTCAGCCTGCTTGCGGGTCTCCGCAACCTCTTGGGTCTTGCGGGTGTAGTCGGAATGGAACATGTAGCCGCTCTGAAGCTCCTCCAGAGTGACTTCGCGCTCCTCGCCGTTGACCTTCACCGTGTACGTCTGCGGTGCGTCGCCTTCCTCTTCAGGTTCTTCACCCTCGACCTCAACGCCTTCTGCGTCTTGATCATCGCCGTCAATATCTGCGTCCAGCTCGACAGCTTCAGCTTCCGCATCGCCGCCGAATTCCGCTTCAGGCATAGCTTCGCCATCAGCCGGATTGTTCAGCTCATCCGTCATTGTGTCAGTCCTGATTTTCAGATTGCGCCCTGATCACCGGACGCCCGCGATTGCCCGCTTATGCGGGTATTACAGTTGCGGAGCCCCGCGAGGCTGGGCCGCATCAGCCGCCACCTTCATGCGGTCTGTCTCCGCCTTGTACCAGTCTAGCCGCAGCTTCTCGGCGTCCATCTGCGCATCAGCCTGCGCCTTCATGGCTTCAATTTGGACTTCAGGGTCCGGCCCCTGCTGCTCGCCGCCACCCTGTTGCTGGGCGAGCATGGCCTTGAGCCGGTCCGCAATCTCGTCAGCGCCCGGCCAGTCAAGGTTTTTCGCCAACAGATCGCCAATCACCGGAGCCGCAGCCGGGAAGGCCCGCAGAAGCTCCATCATCTGTGTGGCCGCCTCCTCGCGCCGCGTGGTGAAGGATGGACCAACATCCACGGCAAGATCATACTTGCCCGCCTCGAACGAATAGATGCGCGTCATGGCTTGGGCTTGCTGCTGCCCCTCGGCCTGCGCCTGCATCGCCTCCTGACGGCTTTGCATCGCCTCCTCGGGTGTTCCGAGCTGGACGGCCTGCGCTTCGCGGTAATCCTCACCCAGCACCCGAATGATGCGCTCCGGGCCGTACACCTTGGGGATCAGGTCGATCAGGATGCGGCCGCAGTGCTCAATCGCGCGGCTGAGATTGTCGATGAAGTGAAAGGTGCTCGTGTCGCTCTCACGCTGGCGAGCCATGATGGCTTTGCCGCTCGTCTCATTGGAGCGCGCACCGATACCGGCGTCATAGATACCCACAACCGCCTTCATGTCGTCAGAGGCGTTCAAGGCCTCCTGAAGCGCGCCAGCGGGAACGCCCGCAAAGGGTTGACGCTGCGGAGCCGGGCCAGCCTTGGCGTCATACTCCAGGTACGCATGAGATCGAGTGTTGGCCGTTTCCCACTTGTCCGGGTCCACATCAAACGCACCCTCCGGCCCAATGAACGGAGCCTTTGGAGCCAGCGCCACCAGCTCAGTGGATGCGGTGCGCCATGCGTTGTACATGATCTGCGCATCCTTGGCGTCACGGATCAGGGAGCGGAAGTGACGCTTGCCCTCATAAACCACCTCTTCGCCGTACACCGGAATGATCGGGATGTATTTGCCTGCCCACTCGTTGCTTTCCAGCACTTCAGCGCCGGTCATTATGTGCTGAGTGACCTTGTAGCAAGGCACTTCACGCGTGGCCCCGGTCGGATAAATCTGCTGCGCGGCGAAGGCCTCCATACCCTCCTCAAGGGCATCCTCGTCCACCACCTCGCCGTTGGTCATCAGGTAGATGGTCTTCGTGGTCTTCTCGCGCACCCAATACTCGGCAACCATGATGCGGTCGCCATCAATCCAGTCATCGGGGAACTCAACTGCATCCCAATCAATCGGATCAGCACCCCCGAACCGGCGCTCAAACTCCGCCTTGGGCATCATCTCCGTGACGAAACACTGGTTCCAGTCCGAGCCATCCGCCGCCGTCGAGTGCGGGTCGCCATAGACGCTGAACGGGTCCATGATCCGCTCGATGATAACGTCCTGGTCCCACGTCTCCTCATCAACGTAATCAAGGTTGACCCGGAAGAACCCCATCCCGCAGGTGGCGGCGTTGTCGATTGCGGTGTCGTATGCCGCGTCAGCCCGACTTGACAGCTCGATATTGCGGATCAGGCCTGAGAAGATATCCGCCGTTTCGGGGTCTGCATTGCTGTCTTGCGCCAAGACCCGGATTTGCGGCTTGTTCTGGCGCGCATCGTTGACCACCTGCCGAATGAAGGGCGGCAGTTTATTGATCGTTAGGCACGGACGGCCATCACGTGCACGCGCCTTCTTCAGGTCAGGGTCCCACTGCTCACCCAGCCGAGCAAAGCGAATGTCATCCTTGGCGCGCTCGCGGTTCTCGCGTTCTGCCTCCTGACACAGGGCGAAAGCCTGCTGGGCCTCTTTCAGGAGCGACTTGCTGGCATCCTGCTTCATCCCATAAACCCTCCATGCCCGGTATGCGCACGCGGCTTGCGCTTGCGGCGCTCTTCACGCGGCTGCTCATAGGCAACACACATCAAGCCGAACGCATCCGCGCCGTGAGACGCCCAATCGTGTTCAGGCCCTAGCCCGATCTCGCGGGCTTCATCCTTGCGCTCGTGATAAGCGGCCAAGGCTTCAAGCCCCGCCTCGCACCGCGCTTCGTCAATCCAGATCGACGGGAACAGCCGCCGAACCGCTTCAATTCGGCGCATCGCCGCGCCCTTGCCCTGGTTCTTCACCACCTCGACCCGGAAACCTGCCGAGCGGATGTGATCCTCGAACTTGTCCGCCGTCAGCATGTCGCGCGTCCCGCCATCATGAGGCAGAACACAGACCGCTGAGGCGTGGCCATTGGTGCGCAACCAGTCCAGATGCGCGCTCAAGGGCTGGCCTTGCGCCTCGTAATAATCAATCACCCGGATCTCACGCCCGATGAACTGCGCCACCCAGACCGCTGTATGGTCTGATACGCCAATGTCCCAGAAGGCGCGGCGCTCCATCAACGGATCAGCCGCCACCTTGCCTATGCGGCCCTTCTGTCTGGCCTCAACCAACTGCTTGGTGAAGTAAGCGCCCTCGTGAACGCCCGCGTAATCGCCTTCCCAGATGTGATCATACTGCTCAGGGCGGTTGCGAAGGTCGTCCAAGCGTTCTTGCTCCAGCACCTTCGGAAACCACGGATTGTCAGACCAGTTCGCCTTGACCACCACAGAGCCCGTCGGGGGCGTGCCACCCCTAAACAACCGGTCAACCGGGTCGGCCTTGCGGCGCGGGTTCCAGCCAAACCACAACTCTGACAGCTCATGTCGAATAGTCGGGCGAAGCAGCGTCAGGCTATGCGCCGTCGCACTCTGCGCTTCCTCCCACCATGCCCGGTGAAACCCCTCCAGAGACTTCACAGAGTCCGCCGTGTGGTCCTGCATCCCCTGAAACAGGATGACGCCATCACCCGGCGTTTCGATCAGTTCCTTGAACACCCTGAAACCATGCCCGGCGGGCAGGGCGTTGATCTTGTCCTCAACCAAGCGCTTGGCAGACTGCTTGAGGCTCTTCTGGACCTCACGCACGCAGACCCAGCGAAGCCCCTCGCCGCCATTCTCACCCGGCCAGCGCTGCGCATCCTCAACACCCAGCTCAGCGAAGAAGTGCGACTTGCCGGACCCGCGCCCGCCATAAGCCGCCTTGTACCGGGCAGGCTCCAGCAATGGCGCGAACACCCGAGCCGTGGGGATCGAGTGGACAAATTCAACCATAAGGCGGTGTCAGGCCGTGGATTTGCCTGCCTTCCAGAAAACTACTCGCCATAGTTGCGCTTCTCAGGGTCAACCAGAACCCGCTCGATACGCGTCACGACAGGATTGCCGTCCTGCCCACCGTGGTTCAGGTCCGCTTCGGTCTTGTCTTTCCAGCCGTGATTGTTCTTCAGGTCGAAGATCAGACCCGGCGTGAAACTGTCTTTGAAGATAAGCCGCTCAGAGCGATCAATCTCAAGCCGAAGCCGTGCACCTTTTACCGTGGAGGAAAAATCAGGCCCGTAACTCTCGTACTCCGTCAGCGCATGACGGTCCTCAAAGCCGAGGAAATAGCAAAGCCCGGCAACAGTCGGAGGCTTCCCCCTCGCCTCTGTGTCTGCGAAATAGGCGTCAACGCGCTCTGCCAGAACCTTGGCGTCCTGGTACTTGCGCGGACGGCCCGGCTTCATCGTCAGACCTCAATCGCCGCAATGTAGAAGTCGCCGTCTTCCCCCACGGCGAAGGCTTCCTTCTCGTAGGCGGCAAGCGGATGGTTGGAGCTGGTCGCCTCAACCGTGTTGTCACCGATCTGGATGCACACATTGGCATCCGCCTGAAGAATAACCCGCTTGGGGTTGCCGGTGATCTCGACACGCGCCATGACAGCGCCAGCCTCTTCAGCCGCGCTCAGGCCCTTGCAGACATATTCACGCAGCAACTCGGCAGAGTGCAGGTCTTCAGGCGAGAGGCCCGCGCATTGCTCGCGCAGTCCGTCTATGAAGCCGTTCTCGGTTTCACGCATGGCGGACCTCATGTGAAGTATCGGGCAGAGCGCGCTAGGGTTAAGGCTCAAGGCTCTTGATGGTGTTCGCGTTGCCCGAATGAGAAAACCCCGCCAGCGTGAACTGACGGGGCCTAGGCGCAAAGCGCCTCAATACGAATTGCAGTCTTACGCGCTTCTGGCCATCCGGTCAACACCAAAAATCAATATGTCGCGCATTTTTCGGGCTCCGCTCTGCGTGGCGTCAATATCTAGTGGCTCCGACTGCTCAAGGAGCGTGCTTAAAGAAAAGAACTCAGCGGCGGTCAAGTGGCGCGTAAGCTCCATGTAGCGCCCCAATGCCTGCGCCCTCGCCTCCTCGTCAATTGGCCCGCCAACGCTTTGCGGCTCAAACTGCCCCAGCGTGGTCTTGTAGCGCTTCCCCGACATGCCCGCCTTGTGACGGATTATCCCGTACTCCTCGACACCCTGACCCATCTCGTCGCTCAGCAAACCCAGCTTCACAGCGCGTTGAATGTAGCATGTCGGCATCACGTTGACCTTAGCCGCCGTCTCCTTGGTCGGGCCGGTCTCAACAGGCACGCAAGCGCGGCGGTTGCCGTGTGCCTTCGGAGCATCTGGCACGGCGAAAACGTCGCTCTTTTTGCCCTTGTGCTTTTTCGGTCGGCTGCCCTTACCCATTGTTGGAGTCCTTAAAACGCTCAGGGCGCAACACCTCTGGAAGCAGGCTGTAGTCGGGGTGACGATAGTTGGCCCATGGGTCCGAGCGCCACGCCGTGTATTCGTAATCGCGGCTACTTTCATCATCTGGATCATATTTTGTGACATGGGTGTACTCAGGGTCACCTCGCAGAACATGATAATCCGGCGTCTCGACCCCAAGCTCATCGGCCTCGCGCATGAGCGCAACAAACCGTTCCTGCCAATCCAGCGACATGGCCTCAAGCGCCATGCGAGGGATGACAAGATATGGCGTGCGATACAGCCCACCCCACGTATGTACTGGATTATCCACGTAGCGACCTTGACTATCTTTTTTCATCACTCACTCTCCTTCGGAACCCAACGTGCGGGCGGTTGCCCGTCATCCTCTACGCGGCCCTCTCCTGCACGCTCTCGGCGGCGGGCCTCTTCCATGACAAGCTCGTCAAATATCCAGCGGGGGCGGGACCAGTCGAACCATTGGATGCGCCCATCGCGGATCAAACCAGTATGCGAGAGCAGGCGGTCAAATGTGATTGCATCGCTCATTTATCGCCCCATGCGCTGATCAAGATGGGCACGACGATCAGGGCGAGCGGAACGCCAACCCACAAGACGCCAATGACGTAATCAGGTGTGCTCACGTCTCTGCTCCTCTGCTGCGTATTTGCGGGCAAGAACGTGGGTTGCGACCATCGGCCCCCAAAAGAGCGCTGCCCCGGCAATGACGCCCACCACCGCGCCAAGCGCCCCGCCGAGCCAATAGCCCATAAGCCCAATCACCCCCGCGCCCATGGCCATGAAGACGTGAAAAAGCGCAGTCATCATGAACAGATTCACGTCCCTGCTGGCTCGTCTGTATGCGTCTGCATCGCTCATGCTGTCGCTCCATCACTCTTGATCACTTCAATCTCCTCATCTGTCGGGAGAGGGTCGTTTGGAAGGCGGCGGCGCTTCCTGATCCAGCCGCGCTCTCCCATCTTCGAGAGCACAGCCTTCACCGCCACTTCGCTGGACAGGCCGTGGCCTTCAATCAGTGGGGCATAAAGCTCTTCAACTTCCGCCAAGCACTCCAGGGCGTCAGCAATCACGCGAAGGTCCATTTCAGGTTCAGACCGGGCTTTCGTGCTCATGCGCTCTCCTTCACGAGTGGCGCATTTGCCTCGCAACTTGCATAGGAGAACCCCATCGGGGTTGCGCTGCGGAAAGCGGCGCGGTCAGCTCCAGGTGGGGCCTTGTGAATCCTGTCGTCAGGCGGGGGCAAACCAGCCGCGCGCCTGGGCTCCGGCATGACAAAATCATTCACCGCCCAAAGGCATGTGAGCTTCGTGTAGTTGTCAGACAGTTCAAAGCCCGTGTAATCGGACGGGTGAAACGTGTAATCCGGCTTGCGCCAGTAGGTGCTGATTGTGCTGCGAGGGTTTTCGATGAACCCAGGGCAATCGATCAGTTCCGAGAACTCGGCGCAGGTGGCGAAATAGTCTACGGACCTCGCCAAAGACCGAAGCCCCTTGAGCTTGAAGTCACGCGCGCCCGCCACCGTCACATCCGTGCAGGGCGGAAACATGGACACGAACGCCAGATCACTCAGGGCGATTTTGCGGCGCTGCAGCTCCACCAGAAGAGGACCGACAGTCGTAAGGTCGCAGCAGAGCGTTCCAGGCTTTGGCGCTCTGCGACTGTGCCCGATGTCAACGATCAGTGTCTCAAAACCCGCCTCGGCCCAGGGCTTGACGGCGTTTCCAGTATAATCAAACAGCGAAAGTACCAGCTTGGTCATGCGCTCTCCTTCAGGGTTTGGCGGACAAGATCGGCGGGGGCTTTGCATCCGGGGCTTCCGGGCTTTGCGCCCCAGCTCCGCGACCAAAACCCATCCTTGGCGAACTGTGCGAGCCGGGCCTGCCAGTGGCCGTCATCACCCCCCGCTGTGGGCTTGGCGTGCCGGTCAAGGAACCCCTCGGCAGGGTCGAGAAACTTGCGCAGGCCAACCGGCTTGCTGTCCTCGTCACGAACGGCCTTGGTGTAAGCCCGCATCGCCGTCAGCAGGGCAGGCATTCCACCAAGCCTCACCGCTGCGCGGCCTATCGGGACCAGCAACGCTTGCGGGTTTGAATTCACCAGCCCTGCCGGGTGATAGGCTCGCTCAATCGCTTCCAGATCATCTGGTGTAACGGGGGGGATATGCCCCCCTTTTTCATAAAAGTCAATTTGCACAAGATATGATTCCCACAAAAGGCTTATTACAGAAAAGAAAGAATATGTCTACGAGGAATCCCGGGACTGTAAATACCTGATTAAATCCCTGACACTTTTTTACACATCATGGAAAAATAAATGGAGCG